ATCTATGGCGGGCGCGGTGGTGCGAAGTCCCATTTCTTCGCTGATCAGCTCATCGACGACAGTCTTAGACATAAAGGCCTGCGCTCGGTTTGCGTTCGTGAGTACCAGGTTAGCCTCGAGCAATCCGTTAAGCGATTGCTTGAAGATAAGATACGCGCCTATAACCTCGGTAAACAGTTCCGCGTTATGAACTCTCACATCGAGACACCTGGCGACGGCATCATTATCTTCCAAGGTATGCAGTCGCATACTGCAGAGAGCATCAAATCATTAGAAGGCTATGATCGTGCCTGGGTTGAAGAAGCTCAGAATCTTTCGCAGCACTCTCTCGATCTGTTGCGTCCTACCATTCGTGAAGAGGGTTCTGAGTTATGGTTCTCCTGGAACCCTCGGAACGCTACGGACCCAGTCGATCAACTCTTGCGGGTCAATCCTCCACCAGACGCTATAGTCATTAAGTCTTCGTACAAGGATAATCCTTTCTTCCCTGACGTACTACGTCGTGAGATGGAATGGGATCGTTCACGTGATCCCGAGAAGTACGCACACGTATGGCTTGGTGAGTATGAGCGACATTCTGAGTCACGCGTCTTTAAGAACTGGAAAGTTGAAGAGTTCGAGACGCAAAGCGACGCAGTTTTTATGTACGGCGCTGACTGGGGCTATAGCATCGATCCTTCTGTGCTCTCGCGGTGCTACGTTGTTGGGCGTACTCTTTACATCGACCGCGAAGCTTATAAGATTGGCGTTGAGATAGACCATCTTCCGCAGCTCTTTGACCAGGTGCCCGGATGTCGTGATTGGACGATCACGGCAGACTCAGCGCGCCCAGAGACCATTAGCTATTTACAGCGCAACGGGTTTCCGAAACTCATACCTGCTGTTAAGGGCAAGGATAGTGTCAAGGAAGGCGTTATCTTCCTACAGAATTTTAACATCGTCATTCATCCGCGTTGCGTGCATACGATTGATGAGTTTACGATGTACTCGTTCAAAGTTGATCGGATGACTGGTTTAGTAACACCAATACTTGAAGATAAGAAGAATCATGTGATTGATTCTGTGCGTTACGCAGTTGAGCGTCTACGAGCAAATGTCTTCGATTACGCGCAAGTAGGCATGACGAGTCCAGTCACGTGGTAAATTATGACTGCCGCTCTATTGCTTGCAGCGTGGGAAGTTGAGAAGCTGGAAGAGATTTACAAGTTGGTTGACTTTAGATTTGTAATGGCGGTTAATAGCATACGTGAACTCGAAAGGCTAATCAAGAGGAGATTGACATGATCGAACGACACATGGCATCAGATGACGGAGGCAGTTCGGGGTCGCTCCCGGATTTCAAGACGGCACCTGACCCGAGAAAGCCGAAGCCCAAGCCTACGTCAACGAGCAAGTAGATGGATGAAGTCACTAATCCGCCTGGAAGTAATGGCCACGAGCCTGGGGCCGACCAGGCGGAGCTTCGTGCGCTGTCCGCTGAGCTAAGGGCTCTTGAGACCAACATTACTCTTTCGCGCATGGCATTTGCCCGCGCTGCGGGAATGACGTTCGAAGATAAGAGAGATATGTATCATGTCCTTGGCTACAAGGACTTGATTACGGTCTCGGACTATCGCTCACGTTACCAACGTGGCGGTGTGGCAGGGCGAATCGTTGATGCGCTTCCAAACGCTACGTGGCGCGGCTCGATGGAATTGATTGAGGATGAAGACTTAGAAGATTATACTGTATTTGAGCAAGCGTGGCATGACCTCGATCAGCGGCTGCAGATTCAAGCGAAGTTCCTACGTGTCGACAAGTTAGCTGGGTTGAGCACGTACGCAGTATTGCTCATTGGCGCGCCAGGCAATTTCGAAGAGCCATTACCAAGAGGCAATCCAAATCAGATTGTTTACCTAACTCCGTTTGCTGGCGGTGGTGGTCCTGCAACGACCAACAACTTACAGGTCAATCAGACGGTAGCGAATGGGGCTGATGCCTCTATCTTTGAGTATGACGTTAACCCGAAGAGTAAGCGTTTTGGACTACCGATATCCTATCAGTTAAAAAGAGTTGACATCGGCTCGGCACTAGCACGCCCGGTACACTGGTCGCGTATCATTCATGTGGCGGAAGGCTTGTTAGACGACGAAGTCTTCGGGCAGCCTCAGCTTGAGCGTGTGTGGAATTTAATCGATGACCTGGAGAAGGTTACTGGCGGAGGTGCTGAGGCGTTCTGGCTGAGGGCGAACGCCGGGATGCAGATCGATGTTGATAAGGATCTGACATTGACCTCCGGCGAATACGCGACGGTGATCGAGAAGCTCAGGGCGGATGTTGATAATTACAAGCACCAACTTACTCGAGTCATGCAGACGCGGGGCGTGAAGATCGAGCAGCTAGGCTCGGACGTCGCGAACTTCTCAAATCCTGCCGATGCTATCCTGACGCAAATCTCTGGCGCGAAGAGCATCCCGAAGCGCATCCTTACCGGCTCGGAGATGGGTGAGCTAGCTTCGTCGCAAGACCGCGATAACTGGGCAGATCAAATCAGCGGCCGACAGACGCAGTACGCGGGTCCGTACATCGTGCGTCAGCTAGCTGATCGCCTTATTCAGTTTGGCTATCTACCAACGCCAAAGGGTGGACCAGATAAGTACGACGTTCGATGGCCGCACATCCAGACGCTGACCGAGGACGAGAAGGCCAGTGGCGCGCAGAAATGGGCCGCAACGAACCAGACGCAGGGAGAGGCTGTATTTACTGAAGCGGAGATTCGCGACAAGTGGTACGGCATGGCCGCGTTAACCGAGCAGCAGAGGAATGAGATTCTGGAGCGCAAGGCGGAGGCCGTCAAGGCGCAGCAAGAAGCGATTGCCGCGGTGCAGCCACCGAAGGAAGATGACGAGGAGAAGTTTCCTCGGGCAGCAGAAGATAAGGAACTGCTTCGCGTTCTGACTGCTGCGATCGAGGCGGACAACGTGGAAGTGGTGTCGGAGATCGTTGGGCTGACGATGAAGGGCAAAGACGAGTGAACATCTCCCTCACTCCTCAACGTTCTGCTCGACTCTTGCTCCTCGCGGCGCGGGAGGCGGGGACGTTGCGCTTTGCCTATGATCCAGATCAACCACGCGACGAGCAAGGTCAGTGGACGTCTGGATATGAGCACGGGCGCACAGGTTATGGATTTCAAAAACAAACTGCTGGACGTAAGGGCACACTACTGTACGAGGCATATCGGAGAGGTTACGATACTGGTGTTGATGCTGGTGGGGATCTAAGGGCTGATACCGAGCTAGGTGCGTCGTTCGAATCCTCTGTGAATCATTATCAAGGTATCTTCTATACAAACAGAACAACGGCTGAAGATATTTTGATAAAGGTTCAACGACCTAGTGCTACGCTTGTAAAAACTAAGCGTGGATTCGTAGTGCAGGATGGGGAGCGTGTATTTGGTCCGAAGGGTTGGGTGCTGCGCACTGCGCGTGCGAAGGAAGCGGGGACGTTGTATGTACTAGGCGGTCCAGGTAGCGGCAATTTCGGTCATGCTGGCAGACCTGGACAAGTAGGCGGCTCCTCGACATTTGAAGAGGCACAAACCGGAAAGCCTTTCAGCTTTCAAGCTTATCACCACGGAAATTTAGAGCAGTTAAAGAACAAAGAGCTATACGTTTCTGATAGCCCCAAGACCTGGGCAAGTCCTTGGATTGCGAAGAAAGACCGTCCTACACTTTACAGCTTTAAAGCCAAATTGAAAAATCCGCTTGTCCTTTTAAAAGACCCACGATACTTTGAGGAACAGGCTTCTAAGATTATCCGAGAGGCTAAGAAGGCTGGATACGATAGCATCATTTATACACCAGCTAAAGGGCTAGGTACATCTCGTCAGGCTATATTTTTTAGTCCAAAAACTCAGGTACAAAAATCTTCGATGCGGACGCTAGGACATACAGAGACACCACTCCACGCAGCAGCCGACAACATCGCACCAGCTCTCTCAGTTGCCTTCCGCTACGCGTTTGCCGTAGCGAAGAAGGCGCTACGCTCTTCTCCAAAGTCATCTGACCGCGCCATTAAGGCGCTTCGTAAGGCCCTCGAATCTACTCTCACGCCCTCGCTGCTCAAGGCGCACGACGCGGGAGGTGCAGTAGGGGCGCAGGTCTTGAGGGCGGCGGAGTTCAATCCGGATCAGCCGCGCGATGAGCAGGGGCAGTGGACTGCTGAAGAAG